AAATAAAAGAAAAAAATTTAAGGGGTAAAAAAAAAATAAAAAAAAAAAAAAAAAAAAAAAAAAAAGAACAACTACCCTCCACCACATAGTGTCCTAAATCGAGGACACTCGGGCCTATTTCGACCTAGGGGAGAGAGGGACCATTCCCCTAAGTCATTGACTCTAAACCACTTCCGCCCAAAAGGGAGTAGGAATGAGTATGGATTGAGGTAGGACCGAGTAAGATAAAGTATGGCCCGAGTATGGAAGCGATTCTAATAATAGGCCGAAAATAAATTTAAAAGTTATGTCAATTAAAAATATGCTAATAATAATGTAAAGTCTATAATATTATGACATGCGTGAGATTGCATGTGGTTGCATGGATGGAAAGTGGCCTGGAATGGCCCAATTCGAGATGAGGATTGAATATAGACTGAGTTAATCAAGGCAGGGTAGACGAGTGTTAGACGGACGCGCGTTCGTTGAACCTAGGGCATCCTCGCGCGTTTCGCTTTTACTTTCGCTTTTATATTATAAATTTAAAATACAAATAGTTATAGCCTAGGTTTGCAGTCCCTAGGCTATAAACTTTAGCGAACGTGAGACGTATTACTGATTAGTAGCTGCCAGCAATGCATCCACTTGCGCGCGGGCTGCCTCTTCTTTGACGCCCAAACGAATGTAATCGCGGACCATCCGTTCTTTGATGTCCTCTTGCGAAACTTCCGACGGACGATACGGAAGTAATGCCGACTGATAACCATTGCTACGCGCGTTAGCCTTGATGGTATCATTGACCATATCCAGAAGCTTCCACTTTTTATCGGTCATTACCTTAGTAGCTTCTGACTCATTTTCGCACACTTGATACTCGAAAGCCTTCTCAATTTTCTGACCGGCTTCGGGATGGCCTTCGGGAACCTTAAACGAGAATTTGGAAACTTCGGTTTTCATGTGAAACCCCTAATATTATCTGTCACCTATTTAGGACATCCGCGGAATTGCGTTTGCCCTACGAAACGAGACGAGTCTATCAGAATCGGCCGCGACTGTCAATAGTTATTTGACCCTCCAGATTTGAATTGCGATTGCCCGATGGTATCCACCGATTCGCAGTCGTCCGAACTTGAGGACAGTATACTTACGATTTTCGTCAAGGTGGAAAGTTTCAATCATGTTATGCTCCCGTTGAACTGATAGTTACAATTTTGTAAGCGTCCTGCAAAATCTTTAGGGCACTAGAATTGCAAGCTTCATAGAATTGCATACCATCGTCTGAATTACGTTCCTGATATGCGACTGCAAACCATTGCATCTTGGTCCGTTTGGATTCAATTCCAGCCCATTTAACCGCTTCAGACCAGCTATTTACGCTTACCGATTGTAGTTTCGTCATACTAGTATATATAGCATGCATCATACTAGGTCTAATATTATGTCAAACTGTGCAGCCTTGAGCCATAGTGTGATGACACTTTTTGGTTTTCGTGTAGATTTTACATCTTGTGGTGTGAACGTTACACACCTACTAGGGTAATTCTTACACTCAAATAAATTGTGCAGTCGCGTGAAGTGCGAATGTGACACATTCACATAATTGCACATAATTATACATGGCACAGTTTATGCCTCTTCACATCACTATACACAATGGCACACTACAAAGTCCTTATGCCATATGCACACTATTACTTGGCATAAGAAATTAATATTGTAAAATTGTGTGAAATTGTATGTCATAGTAAGAAATAGTATGATATAAGTGGAACTTTCACAGTATATCACACAACTGCACACAATTATATATCACACCCCTATACACCCCTGCACGTAGGGTCCCATATGTGCACACTTTTTCGCGACATCGACTATTTATCTGAAAAAAGAGATTATATGGGTCCCCTTTTTCAATATATCAAAAAATTCTGGGAAAAAATTCAGTTAATTGAATATAATATTGTATTCATTAAGAAATTTGACTTTCAGTTCAACCTATGATACTCTCAGAGCTGGTAAAGCCGACTGAACTTCGCTGAATATTATTTTTAGTATAGTTTCTAATATTAATATGGAGTGGATTCACTAGGGTTGTGTCCAATTTATGGGAGTTATAGAAAATGAGTAAGGCTGTTGTAACAGGTAGCGTCGGGCCAGGTAATTCATTAACGACAGTTACTATTAATGATGTAACTGAGTTTAGATTCATTCCTGCTAAGAAGGAATTAGGCTTAACTGTTGATGGTGTTGAACGATTCTTTGATATATCGAGCGTAGCTACGATTACAGTTACTGTAGTTGCTGCTAACAATCTGACAGTTACAGTCGCTTAATTCATTTAGGTGAATCAGAAAATGGCAAACGATATAAAAATCGACCCAAAAACTGGTGCTCCTATAGTAACTCCTGTTATTAGTCCCACTACTGGTAACATTCAACCTGATATTAAAAAGGGCGACAGTCCATTAGATGTTCCTAAGAAATTAGGAATTGATTCCTCTGTTAAAGATAAAGTTGACCCTAATGCACCGAAAGTTCAACCAGGATATCCTGTATTAAGTACATTAGATGAAGGTAAAGGTAAACCACTTCCTTCAAATTTAGCTAATGTAGCAGTAGCAGCCGCGCATCCGGTCACTCCAATTCCTCCAGTTCCATCAGATAAATCAGCAGTAGACAATACAATCGACCCTAAGCTGAGTGAATCAGTTAATAAACCATTCACTGTCTTAGGCGAACGTATTCAGGATGCTAACATTCCATCAACTAAAGAACATGATGAACTAGTTAGAACACATAATCTATTACACGAAGAACACATTAATCTAAGTAATAAACATCAGAAATTATCAACTGAATCTACTAAACTTCAAGATGAAGTTAAACAGCTAAAGGCTCGTAGAGTTCAGCCCACATTACAGCAGATGGAATTAATTAATGAAGCATTACGAATGACATCAATGGATTCACAACAACGTGCTAAGACTATTGAATCCATTACAAAGATTTTAAGTGAGTAAGGATACATGACACCAGAATTTTGGGTTACATTCTTCGCAGCATTACCGGCATTAATAGCAGCAACGGCGTCTGCTATTATTGGTGTGATTAATGCACTTAAGTTACGCGAAGTTCATGCCCAAATTAACGGGCGAATGGACCAATTACTTGCAGTGACAGCGTCAGCTAATAAAGCTTCAGGTGTTAAACAAGAATTAGATAGAACTAAAGTTGTAGGAGATAAGATTCCGTCTCTTTAACTATGATTAAATGTCCAATATGTGGAGACTCGGTCGCCGACCTGGAGTTACACTTAAAGAAGGCATTTAATAAAAGTTCTAAAATATATACCTTAATTATTCATTCCCATGAGAATCATGAGGAAATTATTACTAAGATGATACAAGCTGTCATGAGTCCAACTATTAAGGTTGAGATAGCTTAATGATACCTAATCCATACGTGATTAATTTTATTTATCTAAGTGTTTATGAAAAGATATTGTTAGTTACTTTAGTTGCAATATTTGTATATTTTTTAATAGAAGTATTTATTTTAGACAGAGAACCCAAACATTTAAGGAGAGATTAGAAATGGATTCACAAAAGGCCGGCGGCAAGCACAAGATGAATAAAGATTGGAATGACGCGGCCGAAGAAATTCGTTCATTAGTTCCTAATTCTGCAAGTAAGACTCAGTCACATGCTGAAGGAGACCCAGCACAGGGTATTCAGCATATGTATGACTTAATTCAAGATGCAGGAACTAGTGCTGCCGCGCGATTACAGGCAGCACTCAAGGGATTTAGCGATAATACATTAGAACTTGCGAAACAGATTGCAGCTACTGGAACGACACCTGAAGAAGGTGCACAGCTTGCTGATATTCTGTTGACGCATACAATGCGTAACTTTAAATCTATTAAGTATTCAGTTCTTCACGGTCATAAGAAGGACTAGGAGTAAGATGATGGGAATGGGAATAGTTTCAGACGAAGAATTCAATCGTGAAATTAAAAACAGTGCGAAGCCTAAGTCTGAACCTATCCCATTGCCAACTATTATTGACTTACCTAATAAGGGTAGAAAATTAGGTGACGTTAATGTTCCTGAAAGTCTAAGGAAAGTTATTGGAGAAACTGCTGTAACTAATGGTCGAGCAGCCGCGCTTGAATTAGCTGAATCATTTAATATTAGTCCATCGAGCGCGAGTGCTTATACACAAGGCGCACACTCTACATCTACTTATGATAAGCGTCCTGATAGAGAAGGAATTAAAGACGCTAAACTTAAAGTCAGTAGCAAAGCGATAAGTAAAGTAATGCAGGCAATGTCCCACATTACTAAAGAGAAATTACAGGGAAGTAAGGCGAGAGATTTAGCAGCAATCGCGAAAGATATGTCAATGGTCCATAGAAATATGGAAGGTGATAATCCAGACGCTGATTCATTTAAATCTCCACGAATTATTTTCTACGCTCCACAATTTCGAGACGAACGTCATTACGATACAGTTGTTGTGAAGGAAGACATTTAAAAAGGGAATAATGGCTAATACTACAGCAGCGCAACCTGGAGTTCCAATTACATTACAGAATGCTCAGTCAGCAACAGGTAATGGATTGGCGATTGCTATTGTTCCTACAGTTAGGAATCATAATGTATTCATTATCGGAAGTGCTGGTGTAGCATCCGGTAAAGTTACTATTGAAACAGCAGATAATCCACAAGCGGCGGATGCTAATTGGTCGCAAGTAGTAGGTGGAGAAATTGCTGTCGTTGCTGATACACAAATTTCAGTTCCATTTACTGGAATGTATCCAGCATTACGTGTTCGGATTTCAACAGTTCTTGTCGGTGGAACAGTAACGGTGAAATATGAAGGGGCTTAATTTAACTCGATGTATTGTTGCAATTTCAATTCTTAGCGTTGTAACAGTATACGCTCAAAGCAGAGGAACTCCATCACAAATTCGAGTTAGAGTAGATGCTAATGGAGCTTTAGTTACAGCTACAGCATCACAAGTCAATCCTGTTTCATCAGTTCTATTTAACAACGCTAGACTAGCAGTTGATGCATCTGGAAATTTACTTACAGTAGTTTCAGGTGGTGCTGGAGTAGGAACAGTTACTCAAATCGATACTACTAGTCCAATTACTGGTGGTCCCATTACTACTACAGGCACGATTGCATGTGCTACTTGTGGTGTTACTGGAAATCCATTAAGTCAATTTGCTTCCACAACATCCGCGCAATTAGCCGGCGTATTATCAAATGAAACTGGATTAGGCGCGGCCGGTGTAGCAGTATTTAGTGAAAGTCCGACTTTCATTAATAATATTAATACCGCGAATGTTACGGGTGGTTTAGCAGTTGGTTCTTCTTTAACATTACAATCAACATCAGCTATTGGAACTACAGATTCAATTAGACTAGTAGTCGGTAATAATGGCGGAACAGAAGCTGCTAAATTCTTTAATACTGGTGTATCTACATTTGGATTACCATGTTCTGCTAGCGGCTGTGATACAGTTCCATCATTTGGATTTCAATTCACCGGAACTAATATCGCATTCGATAGATTTAGCACTGGAACTGGTGGAGCTTTATTCTTAGGTAGACATGCGAGAGGAACTGTAACATCTCCCACTCAAACTTTATCTGGTGATAATTTAACCAATTTAATTGGACGTGGGTGGGAAACTACCACACCAGCATGGACGACAGCTACTAATGCGGCATTAATATTACAGGCGGCCGAAAATTTTACTTCTACGGCACAGGGAACGAGAATTATTTTTCAGAATACCCCACTTACTACAACTACTGCTCAAGATGCGATGACTATTAATGGAACTTTTTGGACATCTCCATTAAGTTATCTAAATGGCACAGCATCCACTAGTGTTAATTATGGAACTCAACCAACTAATCAAATGCATATGGTTGGAACTTCTGGTGCGGTAATTACAGGAGACCATATTACTGCTGATGCAGTTCCATTCGCGCTTATTGGTCGTAAGGCGAGAGGAACTGTAAACGTTCCTACACAAGCATTATCTGGCGATAATTTAGTTCAATTAATTGGTCAGGGTTGGGAAACTACAACTCCTGGTTGGTCATCAGCAGCGAATGGTGTTATTGGTATTCAGGCTACTGAGAATTTTACATCTGCTGCACAAGGAACTAGATTTGTAGTTAATTTAACTCCTACAGGTTCTGTTACAGCCGCACGTTTTATGACAGGTTCGGCTGCTGGAATTGTAATGTCGCAGGTTTCAGGAACTGCGATGGCAGTAGCTAACGTAGGTGCTAATAGTTGTGGAACTACTACTGCTACTATTGCCGGTAATCAAACTGTTGGTGAAGTAACAGTAGGTGCTACATCTGGAACTCAGTGTCGTGTAACTGTTCCACAAGCCGTTACTACTAGATTCAATGGTAGTTGTATGAATCAGACAACAGCTAATCCTTGCAGATTAGTTGCAGTTTCAACTACTACATTTGATTTAACTGGAACATTTGTGGCCGGCGACGTAATTGCTTATATCGTTATGGGGAGATAAATGAAGCGTTGGATTATCGATTTAGTCGCTATTGTATTTATTAGTAGTGCAATAGTATTACATGGACAATGGTCTAGTGGACCAATATCTTTACCAACTGGCGCATTAATCTTAAAGATTACGGGTGGCTGTCCACAGGGAACTATTGAAAATTCTTCTCTTAATGGGAATACATTCGTTGGAACTATTACAGCAAATGGAAACGTAGGAACTACTGGAGGTTCTGATAATATTACTCCCACGGGAACTATCGGTGCATTAACATTTGTTGGAAACGCATTACCAACACATTCACATGAATTACCTTTTCAGATTCCAACTACTACAACTACCAGACAACTTGCACCAGCAATATTTGGAACAGGAACATCTAGAGTAGCTACAGGAGTATCAGCAGCGGGTGTAGGTAATTTAACATCTGCACCAGTCGCACTTACACAATCTGTAACAGGTGGAACTCCATCAGGAACTATTGTTAGTCCATCATTCACTGGATTCCAATTTGATAACCGCTCAGTATTCACTCGTGTTATTGTATGTTCAGTAAATTAACTATTAGTAGATGGATTCTACCATCACTTGTTGCAATTGTTGTAATGGTATTATATCAAATATTTATTAGTCCAACTATTAAAGATATGATGGATGATTGGACATTCTTACATTTAGCTCGACAGCAAGCAATAATTCAATCACAGCAAAATGCTAATAAGTGAAGGTCCTCCCGTAGAGAAATTACTCGAAAGAGTATGGAAACCTAACCGTAAACAGGAGAAGTTTCTAGCTATTCCTCTATCTGTTAAAGAAGGATTCTACGGTGGGGGCGCGGGAAGTGGTAAATCTGACGTATTATTAGTTTATGGTATTGTTCATCGATGGCATGAAAATCCTAGATTCAAACAAGTATTCATGCGTCGGACGCGCCCTGATTTAAAGAAAGAAATTGTAGGTCGAGCGCGAGAGATTTATACTCAATTCGGTGCTACGTATAATGGCACTGATATGATTTGGACTTTTCCTAGACTTGACCAATATGGTGGTCGTGGTTTAGCTAATGATGGTGCTCAAATCTTCCTAGGATATTGTGAAGAAGAGAAAGATGTTCATAACTACGATTCGATGGAAATATCACTCTTTACCCCAGACGAATTAACGAACGCGACCGAATACATTTATTTATATATTACTCAAGAACGTAATCGTGCTCCTAAGGATTCTGGATTACCTTCTATCACTCGCGCCGCTGGTATGCCTGGTGGCATTGGTCATACATTTGTTAAGAAAAGATTCGTAGACCCCTGTCCTGAAGGCGGCAAGATTATTATCGGTAAGGGCGGAAATAAACGTATTTATATTCACGCTACCTTAGAAGATAATAAAGAACACATTGACCCATCTTACTCACAATCATTAGATGGTAGACCTGAAGCCGAACGTAAAGCTAAAAAATTTGGAGATTGGTCAGCATACTTAGGACAAGTTTTCGATGAGTTCCGGGATAAGAAATATCCTGATGAACCCGAGAATGCCTTGCATGTTGTTCAACCTTTTGAGATTCCATCCTGGTGGCCTAAGTTTGTAATAGGCGATTGGGGTTTTGCTGCAATGACTTATATTGGATTCTATGCTGTATCGCCGAGTAAGCGCCTATACTTATACCGTGAAATCTATTGGACCAAGACTAAAATTGAGGAATGGGCGCCAGAAATCAAATACTTTGCAGATAAAGAAAATCCACGTAAGATTAAATTCTGTCAATCTGCCAAACAAGAACGTGGTCAAGAACATACAATTCAACAGCAAATATCGGACGCTATCGGGATACCTATTGAATTAACTCAGAATTCATCTGGTTCACGTATCGCTGGTAAAATGCTGTTACATGAATATCTTAGATTTAAACCTAAGCCAATAGTTCCTCCTTCTGAGGTTCCTATTTACTCAGAAGAAAGAGCCTCATGGTTATTGAGGAATAAAGGATTAGAAGAATACAAAGCTTACTTGAGATTATTCGACCCACCAGAACCTGAGGATAATCTACCTAAGTTACAAATTTTTTGTTGTGATGCTGACAATCATGACGGACATCCTAACTGTTGTCCTACAATGATTGATTCAATTAAAGCTTGTAATTACGATAAAAAAGGTAAGGATGGTAAAGCTGTTGAGGACGTCGCTGAATTTGATGGTGATGACCCTTACGATGATATTAGATACGCAGTAGATGAAGCTGAAAAATATTTCGTTGAAGCTGTTGATGAATTTACGAAAGTTCAGAAACAAGCTGAAATTTTAGTTAGACTGAATCAGACTAATGATTTCACAGCTTATTATCGTAACATGCGCGCGGCCGAATCAAATAGTTCAGTTAAAATGATTCAACGTTTTAGTCATAGGCGACGATGAAATTTCTATTAGTTATTGTATTATTAATTCCGTCTACTGTATATGGACAAACAGACGACCATAAATTAATTGATACAATTAGTTATATATCGGTCGCGGCTAACTTAACATTAGATACAATTAATTCATTACAGTCAGAGGACAGGACCAATGCTCTCAAAAATCAAGCTATTAGAACTTCGATTACTATTGGCACATCAGAACTTCTCAAAAGAATTATTCATGAAACACGGCCGGACCTCAGTGACGATATGTCATGGCCATCGGAACATTCTGCATTATCCTGCGTTTCGGTTAATGTTAGAGACGGTAAGAAATTCGCAGTTGAATTCCCTGTTGCATTCCTAACAATGTTTGGTCGCGTTAAAGCACATAAACATTATTGGTGGGATGTTCTATCAGGTTGTGGAATTGGAATAGCTGCTGGATTTATAGTACAATGAATATTTTTACTTGGTTAAATGATTATCTAATTCATCGTTCTAATGAACGTCAAAAAGAACGAGAACATCAGCTTAGATTACGTGAATTAGAATCTGAAGAAATTAAAGAATCAAATGTATGTCAAGCCTGTGAAACATTAAAATTAGAATTAGCAGTCGCGCATCAATTGAATCGTGAACTGTTAGAAATGGTTAAGCCGAAGCCGACAGAAGTTCCAATTAATAGACCAGAAGAATTTAAGCCATTATTACCACGTCATCAATCGTTTCGAGTTAAGCGTGAATTTTTAGAAGCTAATGATAGACATACCGCAAAAATACTTCGGGATAAATTACAGGAACAGCAAGAAGCTGTTAAAATTCCTACGCCCGTCAGTGGTCCAGTAACTGTAGAATCGATTGAACGTGAATTAGGAGTTGATGATGCTGACGGAAGCGTTCAAAAAGCAAGCAGTGAATAATAAAGTTGGCTCGTCAAAATTTAAAAAGGTTAATCTTAAGGATTCTAAGAATCCGAAGACTCCTGATAAAAAGAAGAAAAAGGATATTGACACAGGTCCGTCGGAATCCTTAAAGAAAAAGCTTGGATTTAAATGAAAGTCCCTTCCGAAGCAGTTCAGCAATTATTAAAAGCGGTTACAGATTGTTGTGACCAAGAGGATGTATCTATACGCGAACGTCAAGTAAGAAATTGGCGTAAGCTTAAATTATTGTGGGAGGGTTTCTCACAAGTATGGTATTCAGAAGTTGCTCATGATTGGAGAGTATGGGATGCTCTCGAAGATGATGAAAATTCTGACCAATCATATTATGATAAGCCTGTCAATGTCTTTCGCGCATACTTAGAGTCGATTATCGCGGCTCTTTCAGTTTCAATTCCTCCAATTAAATGTTATCCAGACGATGCTGATAATCCCTTAGATTTGGCAACTGCTAAAGCTGGAGATAAGATTGGTCAGTTAGTCTATAGACATAATGATGTTCCATTACTTTGGTTACATGCATTATTTATTTTCGTTACTGAAGGAATGATGGCCTGTTATTCTTATCCAAAGAAGGATGAGAGTTATGGCACTTATAAAGTAGACCAATATAGTGAGACTGAAGAAGAACATCAAATTACTTCATGTCCGAATTGTGGATTTCAATTTGATGAAAAGACTGTAGAAGAAGCTAAGAAATTAGAAAATCAAATTAAGAGTGAATATGCTCCTGGACCTGATGAAGTTGCAATTAATGATATTGTAAATGAAGGTATTGATTTGTGCCCTGCATGTATGGCACTCGTCGACCCGGAAATTACACAACATAAAGTTATTGTAACTCGATTAACAGGTCAGTCTACTGAAGTTAAATCCAGAATTTGCCTTGAAGTTTATGGTGGATTGAATGTTAAGATTCCTAACTACGCGCGAACACAGAAAGATTGCCCTTATTTAAAATTCTCTGAAGAATCTAATTATACTATCGTTGCTCAGAAATATGAGCATCTTAAAGGTAAACCTGCGAAAGAATTAAGAAAGAAAATTACATCTGGTGAAAATAATGCTGGTTCATTTGACCAATATGACCAGTGGGCTAGATTATCTCCACAATATATGGGGGAATATCCCATTAACGTGGTTACTGTCAATAAATATTGGTTAAGACCATGTGCATTCAATTTCTTACAAGATGGAGCCGACCGTGACCGATTAAATAAGTTATATCCAAATGGCGTTCATGTCACTTATATCAATGATACGTTTGCAGAAGCCTGTAACGAAAGCCTTGATGACAGGTGGACTATTAGCTATAATGCTATGTCTGATTTTGTCCACTTTGACCCACTCGGGACTTTATTAGTTTCAATTCAAGAAATTACTAATGATTTACTTTCATTAACTATTCAAACTATTGAACATGGAATTGGTCAGACATTTGCTGACCCGGCCGTCCTTGATTTTAATGCATATCAGCAGACAGAAGTTACACCTGGAGGAATTTTTCCCACTAAACCATTAAGTGGAAAACGAATTGGTGATGCATTTTACGAAGTGAAAACTGCTACTTTGAGTGCGGAAGTAATGCCATTCGGTCAGCAGGTTCAATCACTCGCACAATTAGCATCTGGTGCATTACCATCATTATTCGGGGGTGCTGTTCAAGGTGCTGGTGAAACTGCATCAGAATATTCGATGTCTCGCGCGCAAGCATTACAGAGACTTCAGAATAATTGGAAGATGTTAACAGGATGGTGGAAACAAATCTTCAGTAAAGTTGTTCCTATGTTCATCAAGGAAATGCAAGATGATGAAAAGGATGTTCAACAAACTGATGATGGTAACTTCGTTAACGTTTTTATTCGTAAAGCCGAAGTTGAAGGAAAAATTGGTAAAGTTGAATTAGAAGCTAATGAGAATATTCCAATGTCATGGTCACAGCAACGTGACGTGTTGATGAATCTCATGCAGGCTTCTAATCCTCAAGTTTTAGAAATTTTGAATGCACCTGAAAATCGTGCAATTATTCATGACTACTTAGGTCTGACAGATTTGTATGTTCCAGGTGAAGATGATATTATCAAACAGTATGATGAAATTAAATTACTGTTAACTAGTCAACCTATTCCATCCGGCGACCCCCAGATGCCACTATTACCATCTGTAGAAATTAACGCTGAATACGATAACCATCAAGTTGAGTTTGAAATTTGTCGTAAGTGGATTATTAGTGAGGCCGGCCGACAAACTAAAACTGAAAATCAAGCTGGTTATGACAACGTTATTTTACATGGTAAATTGCATCTAATGCAATTACAGATGCAACAACAACAGCAACAAATGGCTGAACAGGAACAAAAAGGTGCTGCTCCTGGAAAAAAGCCCAATAAACCCAAAACTAAACAGGCACCCATAACTGAGGAAAGAGATGTTCAAACTATTCAATAATTTGGCTCCTGAGACTATTGCTCCTGCTGGTGGGGGTCCATCAACACATATGAGTAAGGATGATACTATTAAATTCCTTACAGATGATGAAGATGAGACTATTCCAATCAATACAGATAAGGCTGATAAAGACGATAAATCAGATAAGGATATTAAAGATAAGAAAGATAAAGAAGTAATTCCTATTAAAGAAAAAACTAAGAAAGATGATGAAGAAGATGATGAAACTAAGGATGAAGAAGAAGAAACAACATTAGAAGATGAATTAGAAGAGGAATTAGAACCGTCTGATGAAAAGCTGGAATTAGTTACTCCTGTCCGTAGAAAAGAGATATTAAAAGTATTTCCTGATTTATTCAAGAAATTTCCTTATCTTGAAACTGCATACTATCGTGAACAAAAATTCACGGAATTATTAGGAACTATTGATGATGCGAAAGAGGCTGTTCAGAAAGCTGAAACTCTTGATGCATTTGAAGCTGATTTAATGCAAGGAAATACGGAACGTATGCTTCAAGCTATGCGTTCTGAAGCACCAAAAATGTTTAATAAGGCAGTTGATGAATATCTGCCTACACTCGCGAAAATTGATAAGGATGCTTATCTGCATGTCCTGGGTAATGTTGTGAAACATACTATTCAGGGAATGGTTGCAGAAGCGCGACGTTCTAGCAATGATAAGTTGTTAGATGCGGCCGCCCTTCTTAATCAATATGCTTTCGGTTCATCTGAATTTACTCCACCATCTAAGTTATATGATGGAAAACAGGAAGAAGTTAATTCAGAGGATACTAAGCTTAAACGCGAACGTGATGAATTTCGGCAAGAAAGATTTAATGACACTAAGTCTATGTTAGATGGACGTGTCAATACTATTTTCCAGAATACAATTACGTCTGGAATTGACCCTAAAGAATCTATGACCCCTTACGTCCGTAAACACGCGACACGAGAGGCCACTGAAGAATTAACTAATTTAATTTCCAATGATAGCAGATTTCAAAAAGTAGTGGATAAGCTTTGGGAAGCGGCTATTAAAGCTAATTATTCCAAACCTTCTATCACAGCTATCAAAGAAGCATATCTTTCAAAAGCCCAAACACTGTTGCCTTCAGTCATTAAAAAGGCCCGAATCGAGGCTTTGAAGGGATTAGGTAAACGAGTAGTAGAATCTAAGGATGATACTGAAGATACAGACACTAATTCAGGCAAGAGGAGAACCGCCCCTCCAACCACAGGCGGTCGTAAAATCACTAATAAGCCTGGTGAAATTCCGAAAGGAATGTCTACACTTGATTTCCTCAATTCAGAGGATTAAATGGCTGTTGTTGAATCACAAGTTACAGCACTAGAGCTGGAAAGAGTGATTCCCAAGATTCGCGTTCTTTTTGAACGTGATGATAAATTCTACGCTTTCATTAAGAAGCGTCCAGTAGAAGTTATTTCATCCCGTCAAATGCGCGTTCCATTAGAGCTTCGGCCTGGTGGAAGTTTCCAGTATTTCGACCCTAATGGTGGAGATTTAGGGCGAGGTGGTGGGCCTACTTGGGATAAGGCTGTCGTATCAGCCGTATTCGTTTCAGAAAACATTGAGTATACAAAATTAACTCAATGGTCAACTGATAATGACCGTAAGGCTATTACGAATGCTGTTCGTCGATTAACGGCTAGTGCATTAGATGAATTGCGTCGTCAGATTGACGCACAGTTAATGCAGCCTGGAACTGGTCAAATCGGAACTATTGATGCCGTTGCTACTTCAGGCGGTGTCGATACTTATACACTGGCTAATGACTTTGGCGCACGTCTGGTGCGTTATGGTCAGACAGTTCAGGTATTCGATGCAACTCTTACTACACTACGTGGTAAGGGCGAAATTACATTATGGGATACTGAGAACGGTATTATCGAAGTAACTCCGGCTGTCGCGGGCGCAATCGCTACAGACGTTCTAGTTACTGATGGTATTACTTCTCCTAACTCATTACCTGCTTTATACGGTGTTCCTTACCATCATTCCAACGCTTCCACTGGAACTTGGTTAGGATTTAACCGTGCAACTACACCGGAAATCCGTTCTAATCGTGTTAATGGTAACAACTCAGCATTGTCGTTACCGTTGCCCCGTTTGGCTATTAACAAGATTGGTAATCGCGTGGGTATTGATAACAATTTCAAACCTACCGCGTGGATGCATCCTGCGCAAAAGCAGGCGTATGAGAATATTGGTCAGGCAGTAATCTTTATCCAGAAGCAAAACAAGCAAGAAGGTCTGGATATGTATTTTGATAAAATGCAAATGGCTGGCGCAGATGTGCGCGAGTCTTATAATTGGAATAAGAAGCGTATCGACTTCGTATCTGATGAAGTGTGGGGCCGAGCGGAAATTCTTCCGATTGGTTTCTATATGACAGATGGTCGTCGAATCTTTGAAATTCGTTCATCGTCTGGTGGTGTTGCAACTAGCGACATCTTCTACATGGTGAATGGTATGCAAACATTCGTAAATAATCCTGCCGCTACGGCATATATCGAACCACTCGCAATTCCAGCGGGGTATTAGTAACATGGCCGCATCGGAATTGAATCGATATAATATGGGTTTCCCACAGTCAGAAAAGAATCGTCTGCCTAATACGATTGCTTCGGCTGCTACGGTTGCCCCTGTTCATATTTTAACTTTCCTTACCGGAACTGTACAACTTGCAACTATTACGCCTCCTGAACCTGGATATCATCAAGTTATCTTGTGTTTCACGGACGCGAATCCTGGTGCATTTGTAACAACTGGTAATATCAAAACTGCATATACGCCTATCCAAAATAGGCCAATTATTCTTCATTATGACCCATCTACTGCGAAGTATTGGGTTAATACAGTCGTGTAAGTAGGTATGTGGGGGTGGGTTGACCCTTGGGAAGGCTGGCCCACTCCCAATACTGATTAAAGGATTATATGGAATTACCAGAACCGATTGAACGCATTAATAAGTTACTTTTAGAACATTTCGGTAATCATGATGATGGTCAGGCTATTTGGCGGGTGGTGTGGAGTGAAGACCAATTTGAACATAGACTTGGTGACTACGACGACTATGACAAGAGCGGAAATTTTCTACGCTCAGTTAGAGAAGTTCGTTATGTCCCTAAATATCGGCAATGGATTCCAGAGAAATATGTTTTGGAACGATTAGTCGTTATTCCGGTCGCGAATTTACCAGAATTACCGGCGGCTAGCAAATTATCGTATGAGCCTATCTTTCCATTTGAAGATAAGAATGGAAATGCATTACCTCCGAAATTTGAAGCCTGCAAGTTTGTTATAGATACAATTTACGCGGCTATGAATGAAAATCATAACTTAGCCAAATATAAAGACACTATTACGATGGAATCTGAAGCTGCTGATAAAGAAAAACGAATTAAAGAATATGAAGAAATACTTTTTGGTGATGAATCTGGGTTAAAAGGAACTACCCATAATGCGAGTGGAAACTCGATAATAGTTCCCTGAGGGCATATGTCTATTCTAACATTGGCACAAAGACGACGTAGAACTGTTCCGGCTCCACGAAATCCGATGGATAAATGCACAGTTGTATCAATTTATCCAAAAGAAATTGATGAAAAGAAGCCAACTATTCAACCTGGAAGATTTATTATTCCTCCTGGTTCTTATGAGAGTCCTGCTCTATTAATTGTTGGTTCTTCTTCATGGTGGAGAGAAATTGACGAGGAACAGCCACTATTAGAGATTCCTAATTCATCTATGCAAGTTGCTACATCTATTGTTAATGATTTCTGTAATGGATTATTATCGTGTGATATGTCAACTTTAATGCCCGGACTATTTTGGCTTCCTGGTGAAGTTTCTAGAGTTAAATTATTTAATGATTATAAAAAAGATTTAGAAAAAGCCAAGGTTAAGCAAGATGCTTGGTATCGCGCATTAATCAATTTGGGCAAATCATTGTGGGCAGCTAGCAATGGTAATCCATTGACTATCAGCGATGATATGCGTTTGGCGGCGCGCGAAATGGGTGATATGAATGTTGATTGGATGAAAGAACATCAAGTTTACGAACAGATTAGATGTAAAGCTTGTGGTTCTCTCAAAAATCCTGAATTCCCCGTTTGCGCACAGTGTAAGGCTATTTCAGACCCTGAATTAGCAAAGAAACTCGGAATTACATTCGCGTCTTAGTCAGGAGATGGCAGTGCCAGTATTTACTTCCGGCGATGTAATGAATGCAGCGGCTTCATTACTGAATGATTCTGCTAAGTCTAGATATACTTATGCAGTTCAACTGCCATATCTCAATATCGCAATGGGAGAGTTACAGGAGATATTTGAACTTAATAATATCCCTGTAACTGATACTGTATCTACTTTAATTGAAGTTCCTGCGGGAATTGTTGCAGTTGGTTATGCTCCAGACCCAATTATACCCAATACTCCTTATTTACCAGATGATTTAATTGAACCTAAGATTGTTTGGCAAAGAACTGCCGGAATTGACCCCTATACTCCTGTAGTTAGGGTAGATTTTCTTCCACGTTACATATCTGGAACTGAAATTAGTCAGATTTTATGTTATACGTGGCAAAGTCAGGAAATTAGATTTCTTCCCGCTAATATTGATATTGATTTGAAATTAGATTATATTAAGAGTTTATTTGTCGCCTTGACTGATGACGAAGGTGAAGATGACATTTTAATTACTAATACACAATCATTTTTAAATTACCGAACTGCTTCACTATGTGCTCAGTTCGTTGAAGAAAATGAAACTAGAGCAGTCGCGCTTGATAATGACGCTGGATTAGCTTTAGACCGTTCATTAGGAATTGGAACTAAAGGTAGACAGCGAATTATTGTTAGACATAGACCTTTTCGCGCCTCATATAAACGCCGCTCTTTTCAATAACGATAAGAGACCTCTGGCTACTGGTTAAAGTAGCTGCCGTAAAATCGGTGGAGGAAGTATGTTAGTTCCACAGCCTAATTACCCTGTTGGTAATTTCTGGGCAGATGCCAAAACTTTCGGCGCACGCGGAGGATTCCAGAATGGATTAAATCCTTCACTAGTCGGAAATATTTGGTATGTTAATGGTAATACACAAGCTAATCAGACTTTTCGTCGTGGTCCTGTAGGTTCGGATGGTAACAATGGACTTAGTCCAATGGCTCCATTCGCAACTATGGCTCGCGCATTTACTTTCATTAAATCGTATGATGTCATTGTTCTTGATGGCGTTATTCGTGAACAAGTTGTTAGTCCTGCTGAAGTTTATAACATTACTATCATCGGTGGTGGTAACTTTACTCCCCGTCAGGCTACATCAAGTGGTGTTGCTACGGGTGGTGGTGCATCATGGCTTGCGCCAACTACTGCTGTTGCATTAACTCCATTACTTGAAATCTTATCTGCTGGTTGGACATTAGTTAATCTTCAAATGTCGCCAGTTACTAGTTCTGCGTGTGTTCGTTTGACACGTAGTGCGACCGTTGATGCTACTGATGGTAGTCATGCACGGTTTGTTAATTGTTACTTTGCTGGTGGCACTACACCTATTGGTATTGAAGATAATGGTGGATGTGGATTCGTAATCGTTGAAGATTGCAGATTCCAGAATTTAACTTCTGCAATTAAAGGTCTCAATACTGCTGCCGCGGTTCCATTATCTTGGGGTATTCGAGATTGTAGATTCCAACAGAACACTAATGATGTTACAATGTCATTAAGCTATGCAATTATTGAACGAAACAAGTTCATGACTGCTGGTTCTGGTGCTACTAACAAAGTTATTTCTACTACTTTTGTTGCTGTTCAGGGTGGAAATAACCATATCCTGTTGAATCAATTCACTAACACTGAAGTTCAGATTGCACCCGGTAATGGTTTTACTGGTGCTGCAAGTGATGTCTGGATGAATTATGTTACAGACCAGGCCGCATTAGCATTCGGCCAGCCTGCGTAAAATGGAGGTGTGATGTTCAAATTAGTTATTACTAGTATTGAGGAATTTGTAGCTTTTACTAGAATCATTAAAGGTGAAGATTTAGACCTAAAGGAAATTTCTGATATTACTAAAGAACTTAATAAATCAACTGAACAACTTAAAGAAGCTGTTGAATCGCAAACACCGTAGGAGAAAACATAACATGCCGAATCCCGTTCTTGATGCTCTGGCTGCTGCTGTCAACAAAGCTACTACTGTTGAAGCTTCAGCAACTACTTTAATTAGTGGTATTGCTGCTCGTGTGCAGGCTGCTGTTGATGCTGCATTATCGAATGGCGCTACTGCTGAAGAACTCGCACCAATTCAGGCTGAAGTTGATGCATTAAATGCTAGTGCAGACGCACTCGCGACTGCTGTTCAGGCTAACACCTAGTTAGTTAAGGTTTGGGCTATTCCATTTTCATGAGACTGGACAGTGGGATAGCCCAATACTTTTAGGATAATATGACATTACGCGGACACGAACCAATCATTATCGATAAGTTTAACGGGCTATATCAGCGCGGTGATAATGATTCATGTCCATTAGACCATTTTCAAGATTGTAAAAATATACAATTTTATGGTCAAAGTGCATTTCGGACGCGGCCGGGAATTGATATTTCTCAAGATGTTGCAGTTCCACTAGAAAACATTAAACGAGTTTATAATTATCCAACTAATACTGCTAATACATTAATTTTATTAAGTTATGATTATACTACTAATCAAGGTAAAATTTATCACATTGTAGACGCTACTAATGTATTTGGTCCATTATTAACTGTTACTGGAATGGTTGATTTCGCGTTCGTGCCATATGCCGGACGTGGATACATTTCACCAATTGGATACTATACTCAAGGTGATTTAAATATTGAAAAAGGATTAGATAATGAATTTTTATACGTATATGCCGGTGATGGAACTGCTGCACGTAAAGCTGCTGGCGCTGCTATGTCTGGCACTATGACTGTCGCTAATGGTGCGGCAGGACATACAGACCCTGGAGTTAAGATATTTGGATTCGTATCTGAAACAATTTCTGGTTATTTATCTCCACCCGGCTTATTAACACAATTTTCAACAAATGCTGCATTTTCTGTCTCATTTGGCAGTGTTGACGCATCAGGCGACCCAAACGTTGTAGCAAGACATTTAGTCGCTACTAAAAGTATTCCAGCATTTAATGGTGACTTACAAGGTTATCAATTTTACTTTGTCCCTAATGCTACTATCGCTAATAATACTGATACTTTTCTTAATAATATTTCATTTTATGATGCAGATTTACTTGACGATGCATCACATTTACTCGATAATTACACTGAAATTCCGGCTGGTGCAGCTTTAACTTTGTATCATGATAGGTTAATTGTATTTTGCACCTTTGATGAAATATCTATTGGTTTAGTCTCTAATGAAGGGGAACCAGAAGCTATAAGTCAGATTGATGGAATTATAGTAGTTCCTCCTGATGGAAATCCAATCACTAATGGTCAAGAATTGCGTGATGTATTATATGTCACTAAACGTTCGCGCACAGTATCATTCGCGGATAATGGTGATGCTCCATCTGCGTGGCCTTTAGTTATTGTTGATAATGCTCTTGGCACTAGTATTCATGGAATCGCGACCGTTTTAGATACAGGTTCATCATCAGTAGACTTTTTAATCGTTTGCACTTATCAAGGTGTTAGTTTATTTAATGGTAGATATATTACTCCAGAAATTTCCTGGAAAATTGAACAATTTTGGAAAGACCAAGATAGAAATGAATTTAGATTTATACAAATTATTAACGCTCCTATTCAAAAGGAGATTTACATTATTCTACCTGATAGAACACTATTAGTTGGAAATTATGCGAATGGTTTAGACCCTCAGAAAATTCGTTGGTCTCCTTGGTCATTCGCGATGGGTGTTAATACAATTGGTATCTTTAATATTGATGAAATTATCATTGGTTCTGATTTGGTGATATCATAATGGGAACACTTCGTATTACTAGAGTCGCAGCAGTTGGGACAGTTGTAGGTGGTTTAGCTGGTGTTTGTTCTGCTACTAATGACACTGGCTGGAATACGATGACTACTCCCTGCACAACTGATGCAGCATTAGAAGTAGGATTTATTAGTCGTATTTTCTGCACTACTAGAACTCCTAGTCCGGCAGCTATAACATTAGGTTCAATTGTATTTGAATTTGACCAAGGAACTGCACTTTTTTCGTTGGATGGAGACCCTGCAATTAGTTTTAATAGTCTCCCAAGTGGATTTTTAGCTACAGACCTTACTATTAATTATAAAATTGGTGGGCATTGTGGAAATGCTCAAGTTGATATGACAGCTAATTTCTATGTTGATGATGTTTTAGTTCATTCAGTAGTAAATACTGGTGCAGCAATTGATTTCAGTGGAAATTTTACATATGATATATGTCAGGGAAATGATTTAACTGGTTTTGAAATTATTGGAACTAGATTAAAAATTGAAATTGTTCATGCTAGTGCTGGAGCTGGGGGAAATAACTCAGCATATGGAAATTTCTTTAGTAATACTGCTTTTGTTGCAACTGGCAATTATTTCATTTTTAGACAGTCAACCATTATAACTCCTACTGACCCAATTGAAGAAGGGGATACTGTAGATGTAACTTCAGACCCAGATGGTATTAATCCAATCGATTTTTCACAGTTATTAACTGCTACGCTTGATTGGACTGATTCTGATGGTAATCCACATTCAATTAATATTCCACCAATTTTATGGATTACATTTACAATTCATTTCTTTAGATTTACTGTTCCAGCCGGCGTTACTGGACAGATTGTAATTCTTACTATTACATCTACTCAATTTAGTGGTTCTGTCGCGCTTGGTAAATTAATGACGATATTTTTTGAAAATGCGACTGGAATTTATACATTAGTTCCAGGCAAAACTAATGATACTCTTTATGATAATGATAATGGTGATACTATTGATGCTAAGTTCCCAGACCCATTTTGGAAAACGGGGTTTATTGGTGGCTAGACAAAGTACGGACGGCGGTCTATTACATTTCGTTGCAGTTAGATATCGTGTGACTGGCGTTGGGGTATTACGAAGTAATTTACGTTCATTAGATGAAGTTACTGTTGACCCTTTACCAAACATAACACTTTCGGCCGCAACTAATCGTGAGCCTACTATTCTTGCCAACTACACTGAACAACGAGCGTTTCTTGAAGGAAAAACTATTAATATTGATGAAACGTTTGCTGTCTCGAAAATTGTCGTATTTGCTAAACCCTCCGCATCAGGCTATCCTCAATAATGGCTTTTACGGCCGCACGACTGAAGGCCATTCTATTAAATACAGGTGTTCAACAGAAAGACCCCCCATTATACCAGTTTCTGAATAATCTAATCGATAGTGTTACATCATTAGAAAATACAGTAAATTCAGGTGGTGGGAGTGGTGGGGGCAGTAGTGTTACAAATATCATTAATTATATTCAACAGATATTAGAATCTTCCGGTAGTGATGGTGGTGGTGGAGATGTAATACCTGGACCCGCTGGTGCTGCTGGTATTGATGGCGCGAATGGTATGGTTCCTTATTCGATTGCACTTGGGGAAACATTTACAGTTCCAGTGAATAAACAAGCATTATTTTCAATGAATATCGATAATAGTGGCATATTAGAGATTAATGGTTTTCTCATCGAGGTAAACTGATGCCTGGCGGTCTTACATTACTTGCTTCTACAAACGCACTTATTCCGACACCGGCGACTGGTAAAGTTACTATTTACTTTAGCACTGATTTGAACGTTCCAGCATATAAAGATGATGCAGGTGTTGTTCATTCTTTAGTTGGTAATACAGGAAGTGCTGGTCCTGTTGGTCCTGTATTTCTTCCTCAAGATGGTAACGATGGAGATATGGGAGTTCCTGGTCCTGCTGGAGTTAGTGGGGGTGGAGCACCTAGTATTTGGACTCTTAGTGTTACTAAAGCGATAGATGATACTGTTACAAATAGTAATACTCTTACAAATGATAGTGAATTGTTTGCAACTTTAGATGCAGATGGAAGATATCTAATTGAATTAATTATTTTCTATTCCGGCACAGTTAATACAGCCGATTATAAATTTGGTTTACTTCTCAGTAATCCAATGACAATTCTTAATCAGTTCTTAGTTCAGGCAATTAATATTGGAACTGGTTTACTTGCAACTACGCAAACTAACGTTGCTTTTAGCACTACATTATTTCATGATGGTGGTGCCGGTATTGGAACTGATTCTGCTAGCACTGTATTCGGATTCTGTTGTCGTGGTACAATTATTGCTCCCCCAGGTGGAGCTAGCACGCTGAACTATCAATTTGCACAATTTGTTGCAACGGCTGCCAACAGTTGTAAAACATTAATTGGTTCTACAATGAGACTTCAGAAATTCGCTTAGGAGGTATAGTGGCTGCGAATAAAACGTTCAGATTTGGTCCTATCGCACTTACGAATACATTAACTACAAATCTATTAAATCCCCCGACTGCGGCCGGCGGCGTTAATGGTGGTGCGTCTTCACAATATATCATTTTAAGACATATCCGAGTTGTCAATAAGACTGCTGGTGCAGTTACTTGTTCATTCTGGCTAGGTGCTACAGGTGGTAACGTTGCTGGAACCGAAGTTATTGCGCAGGCTCTTTCAATTGCTGCTAATAGTTATATTGATTGGTTTGGCGGTTTAAGACTTGATGCTGCCGACTTTTTAGTTGGTGGAGCATCTGCTAATACTTCATTGAGTATTCAGGGTGAAGGTGAAATTGGTGTCGCCGGATAACATTTTAGCTAATATTAGTGAGATTGAAGTAGTCAGTCTTACTATCTATGGTGAGGCGCGAGGGGAATCTATCCTTGGCCAAATAGCTGTTGGTTGTGTCATTCGCAATCGAGCAATTAAGAATGATGAGTCATATCAGAATATTTGTCTAAAGCCTAAACAATTCTCCTGTTGGAATCCTGGTGATAATAATAGAGCACTATTAATTGATTTAGCAACTAAAATGATTCATAATGAAGATATTAATGAACAGGTTCTAAATCAATGTGTTTTTATTGCTGGTGGTATCGTTAATGAAAGTATAATGGATATTACTCATGGTGCAACAAATTATTTAACTGAACATTTATTTAATACCTCTAGACCTTCATGGGCTTTAAATCCCATCAATGTGAGACAAGTGGATTCGCAGATTTTCTTTAACGTCTAGGAGGTATATGCCCGCAGGAGTTACACGGGGACCGTTAGGACCAAGTTCTAATATGGTTGTTACTGGTCAAGATGCTAATGGCCAAGCTATGTTTGGTCCTAGACCTCCAGCACCCGCAACACCATTACAAAATCAATATAGTTTATATAATAGTGGCGTAGCCCAAAATGCTAATGATAAAGACGAAATTATGTCAGGATTCCGTTCTCTCCTGTCTAATCGTCTACCTATGATGCAGGCTGGCACATATACCCCACAAACTTATAATTATGCCCCAAGTGCTGATTATAAGCAAGCTGCTGGCACATTAAAAGAATTGACTGATACTGGTGGTTATACCCAGCAAGGTCTTAATGACATAAGAGAACGCGGTATTAGTCCTATTAGGTCAGTTTACGCGAACGCGCAACGTAATGTTGACCGAAATAGAAGATTACAGGGTGGATTTAGTCCTAATTATAATGCTGTAACTGCCAAAATGGCACGTGAGATGTCAGACCAAATTGGAACGGCTACAACTAACGTTAATGCTGGATTAGCTCAGAATGTTGCTCAAAATCGATTAAGTATTGCACCTACTTATGCTAATACTGTTCAACGTGAATCTGAAACTGCGGCTGATTATGGTCGTCGTAATGTAGATTCAGTAAATGAAGCTAATAGATTTAATATTCAGATGCCATTACAATATGGACAATATAATATGGCTAATCAAGGTCAAGCCTTGGGTGCATTACAAGGAATGACTTCATTATATGGAACTACACCTGCTTTATCTCAATTATTTGGTAATCAAGCAATGGATAGAGCACAATTCGAGAATCTAATGAGTCAACAGCAGTCGCAAAATGGATTACAAGCACTATCGGGAATGATGAGGTATGCATAATGGAGGATTTTGTTCAACGACTCAGAATGAATAATATCTATCCTACTGGAGGAAATAATCCATTCGGCGCACCAGATATTCCTCAGGGTGGATTTGATATTAATCATATCATTAATGCTATTTCTGCTATGAGGTCTAATCAGGCCCAACAAGAAGCTATTCAAGAAGATAGTATGCATCGTCGTGCTATGGGCGAACATCTTAGTGAAATTGCTCGTCGTAACGCAATGCAATATCAAGATGATATGGCTAATCCCCTTCGCGCTCAGGGTGGGATGAATGTTGTATTAGGTGGTGGTCAGCAACCCGCAATGCTTAATCATCAAACATTAGACCAAGCAGAGGCTGGACGTAGAGACCCATACTTTAAACCAACTGTTGAACCTCAATATATTCCTGCTAAAGACCAACCAGATAGTCAGGAAAGTACATTAGCACGTATTAAAGCAACTGGTGAACAAGAACAGGCAGTTGCTGGAACTAAAGCTAATTCTGCTGTTGTAACTCAAATGGCAAGAGATGTTAATGCTAAAGAAAATATTGCCTTACGTGATAAGAACGCGAAAGAAAATATTGAATTACGAGATAAAAATGCTACTGATATGGTTAAGACTAAAGAAGAATCAGACTTGCGAAAGAAAGAAGCTGCTGATACTTTAGATAAGACTAATAAAAGAGCTGCTGTTAAATCAATGGCTCAGCAAACATTAGATTCATTAAATGAATTACTTGACCCTAAGACAGGTCGTTTAAAAGAAGAAATTAAGGGTGCTGTTGGGCCTTCGCGCTTCTTTAAAAGTTTTGGTGGATTAGGTTTCATGCCTGGAACTGAATCTAGAACTGCTGATAGAAAGTTAAGGAATTTTACATCACAAACTGTTCTTAATTTAATTGGTGAAATGAAAGCACAATCTAAAACTGGTGCGACCGGATTTGGAGCTTTAAATCTTAAGGAATTAGGTAAATTAGAGGATGCTGCTAATAAGTTAGACAGTTATGAAGATGAAGATGATTATGCTGATGAACTACAACGTATTAAAGAACATTTAAATAAGGTTCTTCAAGACGAACCTAATACTGATAAAACTGATGATAAATCAAAGAAATTAACTGCTACTGAACTTATCAAGAAGCATGGTGGATAATGCCAAAAGACCTTGAAGGTATTGTTCAGAGTATGATTGATGCTGGCGAATCAGAAGATGATATCGCCGGTGTAATTAAACATTATAAAGCTAATCCTCCTGTTCCAGAACCACTGACCCCTGCTGATAATAAGGGACCTTACATGGGTCCTGATAATTTCGCTACAGGTGTTGTTAACTCAATTATGAGTGGTGAAGCACCTATGGCATCTTTAAAAGGAGCGATGGGATTTGCGAGGGGTGCTGTTGCTGATTTGCCTGGCAGTATTGTTAATGGTCTTACTTCGATGGGCAATGCTATTGCACATCCAATCGATACGATAACGAACGCGCCTCGTGATTTAATGAATATGGGACGTGGTATGGTAAATACTACTATGCAGGCTGGTTCTCATCCTGAGGAATTTGGTAGGATGATGGGCCAAATGACTGGTCAACCATTAGTTACCGCTGGTGTGGTTAAAGGTGCTCCGTTAGCAGCTAATTTAGCTAAAACTGGCACCGGAATGGCATTAGAAACTGGTGGTGGAATAATGCGAAAGTATCAGCCTATTAGTGGCATGATACCTAAGATTATGGAACCACGAATTTTACGAACTATTGAAAAGAATATGGGCAGAGGAATTGAAGGTTTAGGGAGACAAATGCAAGAAACTCCTGTTAAACCATCCTCTAAGACTATGCCGAAAATTGTTGATGGTGAGATTGTATCCGTTCGCGAATCGCCTACTAATTCACCTAAGTTACTTAAAGAATCTCGAACTGACCGATATCATGGAAATCCTGAACGTAAGGGATTACCTCCAGTTACTGATATTGGTGAATCTAGACCTATTGGAACTAAACCTAGACCTAAAACTGGTAGTGGACCTTTTGAGATGAAAGGTGAAGTTCTAAAAGATTTAGATAGTCGTATTTCAGGTATTGCGCCTGATGAAACACCAAAAAGATTAGGTCCACCATCTGCGGCTGTTAATAGATATGCAAGTTCAACTGGACCCAATTTACTTGATGAATTAAGACATCAGGCTAATAAGTATGGAATGACAGTTGAAGATTATATTGCATCATTACGTAAGGGTGGTGGCGAGAATTTTGTCATGCCATCTGCGGAAATGCCACGGGTCAGATAGGAGAATATATGGGTTTGATTGGTTTAGTTTTAGTGATTGCTCTTGTTGGTTTTGTCGTCTATCTAATTACGACTTATATTCCAATGGAGCAACCATTTAAAATTGTAATCTATGTTGTTGTTGCTGTTTTTCTAATTATTTATCTAATGCGAGTTTTGAATATACAGGATATTCCACTTCGTTAAAGTTGAACCCAAGTTTCTCCGTGTTTCTTGCAGGTTAACTTATATTGCATTTTACCATTTCGACTAAAAAGTTGCTTAGTCATACGTCTATCTGAGTCATTCACCTCACAGTCGAAACATTCAAATTCGATTGTAGGAGTTGGCTCAGTAGACGTTAACATCGCGATTGGAATTGGTTCATTTTTCTTCATTAGACACCTCAGTTAATCTACGTTCTACATCCGCCTTCCAAATAGCCAAATAGACAATAGCATCATCAAATGAATCTAATACAGGTTCATTTTGTGGACAATTTTTACTATTTAATAGGGCCGAAAGACGACCGAATTTAATCCCAATAATAGTTGCATAAACTTTATCTTCATTATTATCAAATATTCGTGTAAAAAATGAAGCTATACGAAAATTATAGAATCTATTCTTAGATTTACCAGTATAATCAGCATTTTTACGAATGTGAAGTTCTTTGAGTTTATCGAACGTTTTGACTACGCTTGGTATCATTTTTCCTCTTTTTCATCTTAGCTTGTTTTAATGCACATGAACGACATCTAGTAATTAATATATTATGGTCGTATGAGCTAATGTTAGCAGATTTAGGACAATCTTGACATTTTCCGAGTTCCTTACGTAATTGTCTATTGGACTTTCGCCATTTATTATATTTGGCTCTATCCCAAGTCCAATAGGCTCTACCATTCTTTCCAATTACTTTCATCTTAGACTTTAGGAATATACCAATCTACATACATATGTTCTAAATGTTCAATTGGAAATCTATCGTGAGTTTTAACACGTCCATTAGCAACATCATCAGTTTCTCCTTTAATAAATAATGTATTATCTAGAGTAGTAATTTCTTCAATATGAGTAAAATCAAATCTCATACCATTCTTCTGAATAATCGTTAATCTTCGTGCAATAATCATAATTTCACCTGAATGATAATACCATGCAGACTTGATGTCATTTTAGTCATTGGTAATTCTCTAATATTTCCATTAGGTTCAACTGTTTCCACTCGCGTAACTACTAATTTAGCTGATTGATAGTTAATCAGATGTTGTAACATTTCTTCAATTTTTGCAAGTCTTAATTCTATTGGACTCATAATAGACGTAACCTTTCGAGAACATCCTTAGAAGTATATCCATCCCATTTAGGAGCTTTATCTAATTCAATTACATTAGCTCTATCCCAATATTTCAAAGGAAGGTGATATGTAATATTAATAACACTTGGGTCAATATCTGCTAACCAAGCTACTTTAACTGCTCTTATTCCTAAAATAAATGAATTATCAAACATAGTTCCATCATCATGAAATTTAGATTTCCAACATTTAACTTCACGTCCTAATGGGGTAATGTAATTATCGTAAATTTTAACTAATGCTAAGAATAATTCATAACGATGTTCATACAGTTCTTTCATTGTATGATACTCATCGCCTATTGATTCAGCCATCACAGTAAAATTAGAGTCCATTTCACTAGTACTATGATACTTGAATGAGGCTACATCAGGATTATATAGAATGTATTTTCTCATGGCTTCGGTGTCATCACATGATTGCGAATGTAACAATAAACACATTTTTCATTGTCACTCGCGTTTTTACAATTACACACTGGACATCTCCAAGGCGGCCGACTCATTAATTCTTTAATATAAGCATATTGATCTTCAGTTAATCTTTCTGCTAGTTCATCAGCAAACAGAATATCTATTTCTATTCCATCATAATCATCGGGTGGTGGAACTATCATAAGAGTATGCCGGGTGTCGGAATCGAACCGACAAGGTCTTTCGACCGTGAGATTTTAAGTCTCATGCGTTTGCCAATTTCGCCAACCCGGCTTCTTATTTATTCTAAGGGGTTAGCAATATAATCTCCAGTTACAGCATAAGCTCGAAATGCTGCCGGAGATTCACTTGAAGCAAGAACTCGAATTACCATAGTTGTATTATTACCCTCAACGCCAACTTGAGAGCCAAATAATGTTCCTGCTGGCATCCCACCAGTTTGAGTAACATGCCCAACAGCATATGCATAGTTAGAGATAGTTGCAGGGAATGGTAATGAAAGTTGAACAATCATTAATCCACCTGGCGTAGTAGGTTTTAAATCAATTTTACCCCAGAAATGAACAGCATCTCCAGACCTAGAATAAAAGAAATCTCCAGGTCCAGCATGTCCAGTTGGAAATTCATCTGAGTAAATTTTATAGTCAGCAACATTAACTGGAGTGCCTACTACGGAGACTGTATATTCATTGTTCATTTATTCCATCCTAAATACTTATTGAGTCGTTTGATTGTTTTTTCTAAAATCTTAACTCTATCTTTCAGTAACTTAATTTCCTTATTGTAATGTCGTCTATCTTTGACTGTAATATCTTGGGCCATTATTCATTCCTTGCAATAGCTGCGTTCGCCCAGAATATAGCTTGTTCTAGATTAGTAATTGCTAATGATTGTTCACGGCTGGACGGTGTCTGTTCAGCAATTAACATAGCTAAATTTTTAGCTTCATCTCTAATAGTTACATATCGACCCTGTTGGTCATCCTTCGGCGGATGATATGTAAAATTATTCTGAATTTGTTTCTTAGTATTTTCATTAATCTCGTACTTTGCTGGAATTCTTTCCACTTTTCACCTTCAAATCTTTTATCAGACAATTATTCTTATCAATTGGCATTCGCACCATAACACATTTAGTATTGAAACAGGTCCACACTCCTATTCTATTTGGAGTTTCTTCATGAATTGGAAATAATCGTTGATTACAGTGTTTACAATTCAACGGCACATTCTCCTGGTCTGAGAGAATCTGATATCCCCACTGAAACATTTTCATAGTATATAATATTATCAATAATAGATATACTAATCTCATTGTTTCTTCTGTTGTTTGCCTTCCATGAAACGTGACATTTCAACTACTTGATTAGGAGGCATATTATAGATAATTTGATTGCCTACGCTTGATGTAATAATCATGCTACTCTCATTAAAGGACAACATAATTTCATCAAATTCCTGGGCACTCTCATAATGCATCCACATTTTCTTCATCAACATCGCTCGGGATACTTGATGATTATCTCTATTAAACAGTTCCATAATTATCAGATTTTTTAGAGTAGCTGAATTACTGATTCCGTATTTACCTAGTGTAGTTCGTCGAACACTACCTAATAATTTCTCACATTCGGAAATAGCAGTATCCATAGCTGTCATACTTAATGTTAATATAGGTTCTTCTGCTAATGATAATAACATTGCTACTTTAAGAACAGAATCACCAAATCTATTTAATGTGCCAGTCTCATCCCTAGTTTCCATATGAGAAATGGAAGCGCGAAAGTCCTCATACCATTCGTCATATCGTAATCCTACAGGATGGAACCAAATTTCTCTTCCATGCTTTATACGACGAAAAGTACAAGTATCATTCTTTTCAATTGAAGCTATTGGAGAAAATGGTCCTTTAAGCTGTCCCAATATTTTAAGATAATTAGCAGACTCGGTATAATTAGGAGTATGGCCAAGAGGATAGATAAGAGAGTTAATTGTGTGACCTGTTTTTTCATGAATGATGAATGTCCGTGCAAAATATCCTCCTTGAATAGCAGACTTCGTAAAAAAGTCTTCGGACATAGCTTCATTCGTAGCCGTTAACATAGTGATAGTTGGGTCTATCAATTGAAAGTTTTCCATTTTCAAGATAGACTTCCATTCACCTTCATTATATGAACGGTCGTATAAGTCAGTCAAAATCTTAGTAGCAACTTTATCTTCCACGATAGATGACGATAACTCTGATGAACAAATAAATGCGACTGACTTAGCATTTACCTTTCCACCAGGTCTAGTTTCAGCCGAACCTAATTCCTTCAGAATACCTTGAATTGAACTGCGACCGGATATAATTTTTGTATTATTAACAGCTTTTACTAATTGCTTAGCCATAGATACAGGGGGGCCTTTCTTCATCCCTGATTCGGCGTGAAGCATAACATAAATATTAGGATAGGTATTAAAGACGCCACCACGAGGCATCCATACATTATCTTTTACTACGGCGGAAATGGCAGCAATTGCACTCCAATACCAGAAAGATTTAGGACTCTCTAATTCGTCATGTTGTAGAGTTAATTCACTTAGCCAACTCATTTTTAACTATTACTGTAATCATTTTTCGTTTACAATTTCCGCAGATTGGACCCATAAGATTGCTGACTATAGTGTATCCACATGGAATACATTGTATTAGACGCATTTTACAGTTATTTTCAGTTGGACCCTCTGTATAGGGTTGGACAAAATTAGAGTCAGTAGGTTGAATCAATTTACTTTTCCTTTTTCAACATCTTCATTAATTACTACAGTATTTTCAGTAATTGAACCATCTTCCCTAAAAAACTTGATGGCTTCTTCAATAGTCTCAAAATACATAATAACAACTTCATTTATAAGTAAGTGAGATATATTCATTTGCTCAGCATGAAAATGAATCGCATCAGTTTTGAGACGGTCCACATTGTCCTTAGTTAGAACAATACATAGAAAATCGCGACCGCTATGTTCATGTCTCCCTAATAATTTAATCATAACACCTGGAACCTTTGCTGTAATGTTTTAGGTGGTTCAATTGGTTTCGGTTTAACAATAGTAATCGGCATATCCTTGAATTTATGCAAATCCCTATAATTCTTACCAACTTCAATTTCACATGGTATAACTAATTCTCGTCGTCTAATTGAGCATCGACTAAAATCAATAACACGTTCAAATTCTTCCTTAATGATTAAACATTGTTCCTTTAGTTTTGAATCGGGAATACTAAATAATAATGAGTCATGAGCTTCCATTACTATCTTAATTCCTGGTATTCTTTCCTTAATGCGAATCCCGGCCGCTTTAGTATTGTCAGTTACTGCTCTTTGAGGAATGTAAGAGAATGCCTGCCTAAATAATTCTTCCCCCCAACGTTCAAAGAACATTCGGCGACCGCCAATATCTAAATCCATTCCAAACGGTGTAGGTGCTATTAAAGACCTATTTTTCTTTAAAGCTTCTACTACTCCCGATTGAAAGACCTGTTGAATCTTTGGTTGTTTTGTATGAAATACTTTAAGTGCCCGTTCCGCCACTGCTTCACTAATTTGGATAGGAATTTTATATTTTCGTGCATCTGTATTAACTGAGATACTAGCTCGCCGTTTACCCGCTCCCAAGTGACCAGCATGTCTAAGCGTTTTGCCAGCAAATCTAATAGGATGTTCATATCCCAATACTTTTTTAGAATAATCAGATTCAGTCCCACCGAAAAACCAAGAAGCAGTAAGAGCATGATAGTCAATGGTGTCAACAAGGGTTAATGCCTCCTCATCATCTGCTAATAACCATACTACTCTCGCCTCAGCCTGACTACTATCAGCTTGGACGAAAGATTCAGGTTCATCAATAGTTACAGGTAGATGATTAATAAATTCAATATGTGAAATGTCAGTGATATACATGCCACGAATGTCAGCACCAATATCACCATGTTTAGTCATGGTTTGAAAAGCGGTGCCTAATACTCTATTTTTCTTCTTATTACTTTCATCTCTAACTTCTATTGTAGGTCTAATAGGAGGGTCTTGTTGGCCAGTAGATGACCTACCAGTGTCGAGACAGGGAAAATAAGTAGTTCGCATTCTACCGTCATAATCCGGTAAGGCCATGAGGTAGGTTGAAATAGATTTTCTAACCCTACGTCCCTCAAGAATAAGTTCACAGACCCTTCTATGTTCTTCCTTCTTGATGGCAGTGGGACTATTAAGAAGTGCCGTAAGGTCTTCTTCCCCTGTTGAAGCTTTAGGAGGTAATTTGAAGTTCTCGAAAAGAAGAGACTTAATTTGTTTGGGAGAGTTAACGTTAACTTCGGTCCCGACGATGGTGAATAATTCATGTCGAATCCTTTCATCCCAACTAATGTATTTTCGCAATAACAGGTCACGTTCAGTAATATCTACATTGAAACCTTGACGTTCGATATCCCAATAGAAATCAGGAAGTTTCATTAGGAATTTCTCAAAGAAATTCTTCATCCCGACTTCTACTAAATCAGGTTCCATTACTTCATCTAATTCAATAGTTACACAAGCGTCACGAGCACATCCAATGAATAAATCATGAGTGGAACCTTGATACATTCCTTCGTCTTTATAGTAAGGTTCTTCGGTAAATATACTTGTGTTGAATGCCAATCCTTTTGGTAATTCTGGATTAATGGCATGGGCTTTAAGCATGACATCAGAGACAAGTTTTCTAATAGTGAATCCAAGTCGTTTAATTTTATCTCGGTCATAATTGAAATTCTGCCCAATGATATCAAATTCAATTAATATCTTTGATAAAATGAGCCAAATTTGAATTAAATCTGAGGTTGGAATAGTTGATATTCCACCTTCATTCCATAATGGAACGGTCATACCATGTGTTCTATCGAAAGCTATTCCAATACACACCGGGACACAGGTTCCATTAGCTTCAATATCGACTGACATTCGCGTTTTACCGCGTGCCCGCCACTTATTGATAAATTCAACTAAATCATATGATGAATGACAAATCTGAAGATGTCTAATAGGAAGTCGAAGTTCAGGAAATTCTGATTGTTTCTTTGCACGTTTGAAATCACATATAATAATTTGACGATTCCAATATCCAATGAACTCACTTCGATTATCTGTATTATTTAATAGATTAGCTGGATGATAAGTTGCGACGAACTTAGAACCCATTCCATGTAGAATTGAACCTCGATATGGTTCTATCTTAGTTTTACCTGATAGTGCCCATAATGCTGCCCCACCAAGTGCGAGGATACAGTTAGGTTTAATAGCTGAAATTTCCTCCTGTAAATCGTGTAGTTGTTCATCCATATCAATTCCATCGTTCTTAGCGCGAACGTGAAATGGTATGGGTTTATTACCACGACGATTAGGAGTTACTTCATATTTAGAAACATTAGATATCCAACAGTTATCTCTGTGAATACCAGAATCTTTCAATAGAAAATCTAATTCTCTACCAGGAGGTCCAACCATAGCCAAACCTGCGGCTGTATCTGCTGATGATGGACAATCAGACAGAATCATTAATTTAGCGCCGATTGGACCCCTACCTGGAATATACTTACGCTCGCTCATTGTATCTCAGCTATCTCCACTAGACATAATACACAAAGAATGTTCCTTGTTTTATCATGTCTAAGAACCATTTTACCGTCGGGTATTGCTCTTTCACATAAACTACATTGTTCTTGCATTTCTATATTCTTTAAGGAAGCAGGCGTATCTCCCTTAAGAATGTTAGAATGAGCAGTTGATTTAATCATTTTTTATTTATACACTCTTGACACAATCTCGTTCGATGAATTAACCCTGGAGTAGGGATATAATCTTTCCATGAACGTTCACATTTCGGACAAGTATTCCACGTCTCATTGTCTTTAATTTTGTCTGATTTTATGTCCTTATCATCCGGTATGCTTTGCATAAACTTGTTCTAATTTCTCGGCTTGAGCTTCTGTTAAATTTCGGTTACTCAGAAGCTGTGTGCCAATATTATCTACAAATGAATTTTCCCAATCACTTAACTTATCAGATGCCTCCTCATATAATGCACGAACCCATGTTCGATAAACTTCAATTTCTTGTGGTGTCCAAATCTTAGCCATCGTCCCTTCTCCCGAAATCTAACGGCGAAAGTAACCAATACAGAAATAAACTAATTAGCAGGGTAGAACCATAAACTCTGATTAGCGTTGTCAGTTCTATTGAAACCAGGTCTGGCGCCACTAGCTTCACTATCAACAATAATGTCGTAGATACCAGCAGCACAATTAGACAACGACATAAGAATTTGAATAGCATCAACGGCATGTCCGTTGTATTGATTTTGCGCACCTGTTTTCCTAATGTGACCCCAAGTGGGTGAATGTAATTGATGTAACTTAGTGCAACAATCTTGAGTAAATATTCCACATCCCTCCTTAGTTGTTAAATCGTAGACGGCCGAATGATATACACCCATGATGATATCAAATGGAAGTCTATTAGGGTCTTCTGGAACTGGAATTGGATTAGGTGTTGGAGTTGGGATGTTTTGTAATTTAAAATCGTCAGTAAATAAACAGGCTCCACCTTCAGGAAATGGAATTTCAACAGTATCATCATCATACCATAGAGTTCCACGTTGTTCTAATGGAACTTTACCGGGGGATGAAATAAATACTCTCGCGCCGTGACCTTGTGGAAGTCCTATAGGTATTGGAAATGATTGACCTTTACGACCTTGAGAGTGTGTATCAAGGACACCAATAACAACGATACCACCATCATCGTGTCGTAATTCACATCTGGCGTTTAGGGGGTCCGGAAAAATCAGTAATTTTGGCACTTCTCACCTCTTTAACTAACATTTTTAACGCTTGCTCTCTAGTGTCACAGTTAATTATAATAGGTAAGGAGTTATGGGAAGCGTGTGCTAATCGTAGATTCTCGCTGACTAAGCCGATACTACATTGAAATTGTTCGGCAGTTTTACCTACCGTCCATGTATTATCCTTTTGAGACATAGTGAGATGAAATATCTCCATAATGAGTACTTTACCCCACCATGTCTCTTCTTTGGTGTATCGCTCTAGGAACGTCATTATTTACTTATCAGCTTACTTATCAGTAGACGGAAGTACTTTAATCTTAATGGCCCTAGTGCCTTTTTCTTCATCTTTAGTTGGGATAAATTCTACCATCATACCCTTTTTCAATTCAGTGAAATTCAGAGTATTCTGTAGAAGTGAAGTCCAATGAAAAAACACTCTAGTAAAAGGAATATCCTTCGAGGAAATAAATCCCCAACCTTTTGGGTCTACTTTCGTAACCTTACCAATGATACGTTTCTCTTCTGATACTTCTGTTTTATCGGTATCAGGAGTAGGTTCTTCACCGCGAAGGAAATCAGCAATTTTAGTCATCTAGTTTCTCCGGTTAATGAGTGAGTGATTTAGAAGTTTAAGGGCTACTTCCTAGCCATATTTATAATAAAGGGCGGGAGTCCATACATTTATACGTCACTAGGATACGTTGTATGGACTCCCTATCACTACTACAATCTTTTGGCCCCACTTTGGCATGTTACGGGGTCATTAATATACTTAAGAGTATTAACGACCAAGGTATTTTTCCGATTGCCTCGTGAATGTTAAACGTCTAGATGTTTATCTTCAGGATTATTGTCGTCAGTATCTTCGATGATTTCGTTATCATCTTCGACATCGTCGTCATCATCATCTAGTTCATCATCTTCATCATCAATATCCATATCTGTTACTTCATCATTCTGGTCTTTAGGGTCCATAATCATTCTCCTTAGTTACTGAATTATTCTACAGTTAGTTTGAAAATTATCCGATAGCGACAACTTCCTTATTGGCAGGACGATACTTGTGATTCACACGGTTAACGATACGATTGTTGTAGGTATCATTTTCCACGTAAACATCAAGTTCGAGATTTTCAGAAGCTTTCAGGTCAAAACGTTGACCTGCTTTAACTTCAATGCCGAAAGCTTTCAAATATCCAACTGCAAAGCCGACAGCCTTAGAGTTGAAATTCCATGACACAGGGACATTACGGAACGTAACATCACCAGTATCACCATTGAAAAGAATAGTAGCTTCGACAGGGTAGTTAGTTGATGGGGTCTTACCAGGTGCATCTTTCGCGGCAGATTCCCCAACCGTTTCAATCTTTACGCGATACCAACCTGGGTCAACAATCTTATCGCGAAGAATGTCACGGTCACTAAATTGAACAATAGCCATTAGTTAACTCCTACTTTACGTTAAAGGGGTTTACTGGTTTTTCGAGGGATGGTTTTTCGATGGTTAGGTTTTGTTGTGGAATACGTTCTACTGGAACTTCATTCTTCAACTTTGTAATGGCTGGACGAATCCACTTGTCATACAGAGGTTCGTTGTTAAAGATTATTCTCCTTTCTAATGGTAATGATGTGCGAGCGTAATCATTCCCGGTATGGGAAGTATACAATCCAAACTTACCATCTTCATCAGCATTAAAACCCGGTTCAATGTTGAAATGATACGCTTCCGTCATATACGAGGCTAGCTTACCTGCTATCTTATCGCCTCCAGTAATAATGACGCGTGAATGATGAGTTAATTTATTCGCATCATCACTCTTACGCTGACCTACAACGTGAGCAATGAGAATAATATTAACTTTGTGAAATTTATGTATGTCTTTGAGTAGAGATGTAAGTTCTTGGAAGGCGGCCGATTCTGCGTTATATTCTTCTAGTCCAGATACTGAAATATTACCAATCATCTTACCACTATTGTCCATCCTTTTATTTTTTCTTACCTGTTTAGTCATATTATCACCGATTGATGTTACTGAATCGACAATGATAGTTTTGTATTTACAATTAACTTGAAGTTGTTCTAGCTTAGCGCGAGGCTTATCCCAATCCTGATAATCATCATATTCAACTTGCTTAAAATCAATTCCCCAACGTTTACCAGGTAATGTTAAAGCTTCCATTTTCTGGTCTGTTGATATCCAATATTGAGGTAATGGATATGAAAGCGCGCACGTTGACTTTCGAGTTCCTGGCTCACCTTTAAACATGGTGAATAGGTAATCGATATTAGCTTGTTCCAGATTGGGCATTTTTCTCCACTTGCTGATGAAACTGAGTCTTACAAGAATTAGAACAGAAATTACTATAAATTACTGCTTCCTTTTTCTGGCAATGTTTGCATTTCATATCTTATCTCCATATTATTTAACACCCTTCTCATCTAATAACTGAGTAAAGTCGGGCACTATTTTCCTAGTTTTTGTGCATTCTAAACAATGAGGCTTAACCATAGCCTTACCGCGACTGCCAAAAAGTGTGTGTTTAGAAATAATCATTAATCCTTCACAACGATTACATTCACATAGTTTACCCTCAGCTAATGTAATAGAAATATAGTGTGTGCATGTCGGTTTATTACACGCATAGACCTGATAGTTATCTCCTAATTTCTTAAGAGTATATCTATGAACGTGATTAGGATTCTTAGGCATTACTTCCCTTCACCAAATACTATAGTTTTCTCGACTCGAACGATTCGCATTGGATATGATTCACCAGACTTTTCACGAACATAATGAAGCGCGTCCGTTAATCGTTCTTCTGAATCAATTATTATCCACGTTTTTCCGAACTTCGCCTGAATCTCGAATCTTTTGCTCATGTTTGTGCATCACATTCATCATAACATTAATAAACATTTCTGGATTAGTGGCAATAATTATATGTGCTAATGACATGAATGGACCTAACCTATCAGGATTAGCTAGAATTTCATCAATATATTCAATAAGAAATGCATGATGTTCTGGATTACGTATCAGCATTTCATTATCAGGTTTTATCATTTGTTTTCTTAATTTAGTCAGTAATTCAATATGACCATCTAATTGTGTTTTCATTATTCATCCTCATTAGTTGGATTCCATTCAGGCCCAACTTTGAAATAGAGTTTTAATTCCTCTTCACGCATAATTGGGTCTGATTGACATACCTTCATGAATACACAGTTACCGTATTTACTTTCACAATTAGTGAAATTAGGTGGGAAGTATCCAGTTTCGGCATACATTAGAAGTAATTTGGCATAATATGGTAGAATTTCACCCTGCCATTCCAATAGACGCGCGGCTGAATATGGAATAATAGAACGAGTGAACTTTTCTTCAGGTTTCAGTGTTTTTTGAAATCCAATCTTATTAATGAATACACCTCGCATATCAGTATTTAGGGCCTGACCTATAAATTGATTATTCAAATCAACATTATCACGACGTTGTTTCATCGTTTTATGGTCAACCGAATAAATACCTTGATTAGTGTCGGCTAATAAATCAATTTTGGACTTGAAGAGGATACGAATTTCATCATCCTCATACATAATCTTTGATTTAACTATCTCAGTCGCGAGTGGAACCCAATGGTCTGCACGATAATGACTATGATATTGGTCACAAGTATCTAATACCCATGCCCAACCAATATCATAAGTTTTCTCGGAGTCCTTATGTGTATTAACTACACCAGGATATTCCATTGGTTGATGTCCACATATAGGTTTCTTTAATTCCTCAGATGGAACAAAATTCATGCATCCTGGACAACCCTGAATATAAAGTTGTGCGGCCGTAATACCAAAGCCGAATGCATTATTCCTATTCATCCCACCAATAATCTGTCTGTAATAGACTTCGAGGAACTTATGGACAATTGACCCGCACTCTAATGAATTAGATTTACCCTGAATTGACTCAAGCCGAAGATTAAATCTTAAATCGGCGAATCGTGGGCAATTCATTAAAGATGTTAGAACTGTTGCATCCAATACGATATTTCTTTTACCATTGGATACATTTGTTTCAACTTCGATTGAATGGTCAGTCATTTGTCCTCAGTCATATAGATACGATGAAATTGATTTATCAAAAATTTACATTCATCATGTAGTAGAAATAGTTTAGATTGACCTTTTCCTGTAGGAGTATCATAAGTTCTAATAAGATATAATCCATCAGGATGACCAGTAATCTTAATGTTGCCATCTTCGGCCATTATCTTTTTCATAATTTCCACTAATTTGTCATGAAGTGTCATCATCTCACCATATTCATTCTAATCAATTTAGTTCCTTTAGGGAAATACATTGAACGTTCCCCGCTTATTCCAGGTGTCAAGTAAGACCATTCTACAATATCCTTATCTCTAATTAGTTTATTTAATTCTGTAATATATTCCTTTTCTGGAAATGTAACAGGACCATAATCACCCATAAGTATAAGTACTAATTCAGTCCCTTTTAATCCCTGATGGGCCTTAACTATTGAGAGTATTAATTCCCTCATCATTACTGGCCTCTTAGAAATAATATCTCACGTTCTACATCAACATTTTCTAATACCTCAATTAATTTTGTTTTAAGTGAAATTTTAAGTTGTTTGTTAATGACTGATTCAGTTATTAGATGCACAGTATAATTCTGAACATCCTCATCACATTCATTTAATAATCTAGCTAGTTCTTTAACAGTCATCATAAATGTTTCCTAAATATCTTAATGAATTCATTCCAAGCTTTCTGTTCTAAAGCTGGTGTATGTCCTTTATGTCTACGACACCATTGTCTAAATGCTGATTCTACTACTTCTTCAATGGCGACCGTAATAGTTTTAGGAACATTAACTTGTAATTCTTTAGTTAATGATTTATAGACACCTATTTTACTTTTGGCATTCTCTATATCAACTTTACCAAAAGTAATGTTAGCCAATTACTTAGACTCAGAATGCCAAATAACTTTCGGACTGCGAACGTATTCAGTCTCATCTAAATATCTATTTCGTCTATTAGCAGGTTCATTAACCCAAGTTACTCCATAGGTTATAGCACCATATGAGTTAGTGTATTCAACAATCATATATACTTGTGGGTCATCTTCAAAATACCCATTGTTAGCAATAAGATTGTCAATCATCGGTTTACTATCGATTGTTGCCATTACCTTGCCTTATTAGCCTTTCTAATTTGTTTGAGCATCTTAGCTCTATTCTCAGGCTTCTGAGTCCAATGCAATCCTTTTCTTTTATATGGTTTTCTTTTTACATCTTTAAGAATTTCTTTTTCTTTATGAACATTATTATCTGTCTGATTCAGAATCTTAAGAAGCTCGTTTCTTTCTTTGTTCAAACTTACTAATCTTGCTTGTGCGCCCAGAATGAGTAGTTGATTTCTTAGGTTTGTAGGTTGCATAGTTAGGTTGTCCTTTAATGTTAAATGCATCAGCGAGAATAGTTGCAATGACGAATGATTTACTACAGTTATGTCTTATCGCAATATGTTCAATCCTTTTCTTAATTTCTATCATCATAGTGGCAGATTGGGATTCCCGCTGAAATCCTCTAGGTTGAATAATCATTATTTACCTTTTCTTAGTTTGTGTATTAGCTTCTTTCTTTTGACGTTTAGGTCTAATTACTTTCTTTCGTCCGTCTATTGGTCTATTACTACCAAATTGAGTTTTATAGCAGGCGCGACAGTATTTATGTTGTTTTCTCGCGCGAAAGGAATGATTATGTCCGCCGATACTAGCTTGACACATTAGTCGTAACATTAATATTCCTCGATTGTCTGATGTGTATCTTCATCAATTCTACTTACTCGAACATTGATAGTTTTATCATTATTGTGAGTGACAATTTCATTCAACAATTCTAATACCAATTTCTCAATGTTATGCATAGTAGCGAATTGTTTATTCATCTTGAATGTCATACCATTAACGGTCACGACATCAGAATTATTATCGAAAACAATATCAACCATTTTATTCTCCTAGATTTAATAGTGCCGTGAGAATGTCATTATTCTTCGGCAGTAGTTTGGGTTTCATTGATGCCATACTAGATTTAATAGCAGAACCGCCTTTACCCTTAGCTTTATGCTTAGCAACAATCATATCGGCCAATTCTCTACCAATATCAGAATCATTCCATACAGGCGCGACCGATTTATTCATACTATTGTGGAAGTTTCTACGTTTAGTTTCCACAATATAATCTAAGTCTTGGTCAATTGTTCCTTCGCCTTCGGGGTAAGTAATGTTAATAACACTAGAAGTTTGGCCAATTCTACGAAATCTTCCAGGTGTGGCTTGGTCCTCATTCTGTGAGTTCCATTGTCTCTCATGCAGAATACTATCGTAACACGTCTGTAAGTTAACACCTTCGCCGGCTGCAATAGTTGAGGCAATCATAATTACTCTATTACAGGAGTTAAATTGTTCACTGATAGTATATCTCTCACCATCTGAAAACTCAGATGTGAGTTTCATTACTTTAATTCCGTTATCTTTTAAATATTCTGCTAACTCATACCAATCAGGATTTGTGATTTTGTCACAATTGGTTAATGCCGATATCATTAATTGACCGACATCGACGTGATGCACAAATACTACTAGTTTACGTGTAGTATCTTCGACGAATGTTTCAATAAATCCAAGTGTGGCCGGAATTTTAGCTAATCCAGTAATATGACGCATCTTAGACATCTTAGCTAAGATATGCATACTATTTAGATTATCTTCTTCTCCACTAATAACAGCTTCATTATACCACGCGATAAATTCTGAAACTGATTCATCGTAAGCTGATTGACTTAAATCATCTAATTTAACAGGTAACTTCATCCTGTTAATATCAGGAAATTCGTCCATTACTTCGTTGTATTCACGCCTAATAAGGATGTCTGATGTGTAGGTGCGAAATCGCTCAACATTCTTAATTCCACCCATCTTTTCTTTATTTCCATGATAATAGAAATCAACCCAATTATCAATGAAATGCTGATAGGACCAGAACTTAGATGGAGCAATGATATTAAGAATTGGGAAAAATTCACTACCTCGATTTTTCCAAGGCGTTCCACTTATTCCTAATACTTTAATTTTTTCGTCGCCAACTAATATTCTAACTTCTTGCGTTCGTGTTGAATCAGGATTCTTAATCTGTTGGCATTCATCTAATATTACTAACTTCAATCCAAGTGCGGCTATCTTTTCACGTTTAATTTTCTTCAATAAATCATAGGAGATAATGTATGTCTTTAATCCGGGCAGAATTGAATCGCGGCCGGTCTTAATAATCTGACCTAGAAAATCTGGACCTAACCATCTTAAAATTTGCGACAGCCACTGATATGTTAATGCAGACTTAACTACGTAAAGTGTCGGAGTATAAGACTTCCAATGATATTTAATTACGGCTAAACCTTGGACTGTCTTACCCAATCCCATATCATCGAATAATCCACTACCTTTCTGAGCCGAAAGACAAGCTTCGATGAAATGTGCGCCTTTAACTTGAAAATCGAATAACTTAAATTCACCACATAAATCACATTGATTTTTAGTCCATTGATGTTTACATGATTTAATTTCAGGCTTCCAATCATTGCTAACCATAGTTTCATATGGCGTAGCTTTCGGAATTACCTTAATAAATACATGGAAGCATTCGAGTGTAATTAGTCTAACACTCTCACCATTTTTATTGACAGTATTAGTAACAAATAGTTCCTTAGCGACCTTGCCACACGTCGGACAATTATCTTTTAATTGAGTAATCATTTTAATTAACTATTTACTGAATTAAGATTTAGCAGCCGCAATAGATTTCTTGAGTTTTTCGACAGCTTTATCTAAATCACCGCCCGACATAAGAATAAACTGAGTCATAACAAATTCAGTAATTCCTAAATCCGCGGCAGCCTTACGGACTAATGCTTTATCTAATTTCTTTGGTTTAATCTTGGCAGGACTAACTTGCTTGACCGCGACCGGCCTATAATTGATATCTGCTATCTTTAACTTTTCACGTTCTTCAGCACGTAATGTGTTAGCTAATTGATTTAGATAGACTTGAATAGCTTTCTGATTATTATTCGCGTCTACAATTTCTTCATTAGCCTTGAATATTACAGCCTGAAACTTATCGAATCTAGTCTTTAATTCTAAGGCTTTCGCGTATGGTTTATTTTCGATTGTTGAATCATTATCAATCATCTGACATAATTCGACGATTGATGTAGTGGCAGCATTAAATAGGTCTGTTCTAACCTGAATAGATGCATCTACCTTACGTGACGATTCTAATGCTAAGTTATGTGCATCTACTCGTTTCTGTTGATTTTCAGGTTTCATCGATTCTGCATATGCTTTAGACTCCTTATCTTGACAGTCCTTACACATAAGCATATTACCATATACGATATCGACTGACGCTACATTATTACACGTTTCGCATACGGCTGATGAGCCATGCTGAATTTCAGGGAATTTACAGTGGGCACATTTAAGCGCGTCAGTTAAACTTGGATGGAATGAATGATTCATTATTTCACCTTTAGTGATTTCATTACATCACAAGTAGAGCATACTGCAAAGAATACAGACGTGTAATCTCCCGTATGGAACTCATGACCAAAAACCTGATAAAACTTTCCAGTCTCAGGCTTATCACTGTGAACCTGATTATCATCGCACACATTACACCAATATACTTGTGTGGATTTTACCGGATTAGTTGTGTTAATTGTTTCCATTGATTTTGTGTAGTTCATAATATTATGTGTCCTAAATTTGAGACTTCTCCCTACAGGATTCAAATGCAAAACCCGTTCCGTAATCAGAACCACAATATTATGTGTCATCAAAAGTGGACACCACAACCTATTGTGGTCAGATTCGCTATTTGGTTGATATTAGTCAGCCTCAGAGCCGATTTCTATGACTGTCCTATAAAGTGGACACTATTATTAGCCATAACTCTCGAAATAGTTATAATACTATTGCTATATTAAATCAATAATCATTAGTTTGACTTACTGAAAACCTACTAAATCCCGACTACTTCTATACCTAATCTATACTAGTTCCTTACTCCGGTTTCGGCCTAACTCGTTCATTTTCAAGCACTTAGCCGATACCCTAAGGGACAGGGGATAGCG